GTAGTTATACCAGCGATTATATTTTCCGAAGGACACCACAACCCAACATATATAGTATTTGCTCCACTATAACCTGGTCTACCACAAGCACTAAAAGATAAAGTATACGATCCAGCATTCAATTGTATCCATTGACCAAAAAATTGGTTTCCTTGTATACATGCCGCTTGTGGACCGAATGGATATGGCATAGGATAACCCCAAGCTGTTGAATTATTTATTAAGACAGCATTAAAATCCCATCCTGCGAGTTCTTGTGATAAATATTGAAAACTATTAGCAGCTATTTGAGGCACAATAAAATTACCATTTATCAAACTACCTTCAGGTGGTGGAGGACTTCCTCCAATAAATGTCATATTATTATTATTACTATTTGTAGCATAACATCCCATATAACTTGGAGTCGCATTTGGAGGAAGAAACTCATCTACATACACATTTGTGCCTTCATTTCCAAAGCTTTGTCCATATACAACAGGTGTTCCTGCAACTAAAGGTGGTGTAGTTGGTATAGCAGTACCAGGTACAGTGTAAGAATCATTCCACGGTATATTTAGTGGCGTTACGGTTGCTGAAATATTAATGGAATTTAGTATTTCTGGTGAAGGAATATATTTAAAGACACCTTGAGATGTAACATAACCGAGTTGAGGTCCACCAGTAAATCCAACAGTTTTACCTAAATATGGATTATTGTGGTTTACTCTATTTAAATAACCAGTTGTAATTCCATTTATTTCATTCATCAAATTTTCATATTGTGTAATTCTATATTTATATAATTGTCTAAGTTCATTTAATGATTGTTGTTGTTGATAATTTATTGAATTTTGTTCAACAGCATTAATAGTTTGTTTTGTTAATCCGTTTTCTTTAATATCAAATCTATCCATATTGTTAAACCCCTCAGAAAAAAATTGTTTATTATTTTTTTCTAAATTCTTTTTAATTTCCTTTTGATAATTATCAAATTTGCTACCTTGATTTAAAGATGGAGAACCAAGTGTATTAACTAATTTTTTATCACTTTTCTTTCCGTAATTTTTCTTCATTCTAATAATATATTATAATATAATATTATACAATAATATGTTAATATTACGATTTACTTTTTAATAATACTATTAAACACAATAATAACTCCTAATATAAAAAACATAAATAATAATTTACCACTCATTTTTAAATGTGAAGAACCACCACGTTGTTCATAATTTGTTGAATATCTCAATAATACATATATTAAAAATATAACAACTAATAAAAGTAATAAATAAGAATAATAGTTAGATGTTACAATTATATCTCCATTTTGTAGAGCAGCATTTAATGTATCATATTGTTTTACCATTTTATCAATCTGTGTTCTCTCTTGTTGAAGCACTTCATAGTTATTATTTAATATTTGAGCCTTTTGATTTACATTCTGTGATGTTGTGGCATAATTATTCATATCGTTATTTGAAATATTAGCCATTTGAACATTTATTGACAATAACTGTTGATTTAAGTTTTGTAATTGGTTACTGTAGTAAAGTGCTTGCTCAACAATAGCAGTTTGATTTGAAGCATTAATAATCGTCCCGTTACCACTACTTAATGTACAAGTGTTTAAATCATTATTAAATGTAGCTCCTGAACAAGAAGAATTTGAACCACAAGATGATATACAATTATCAATAGAAGAATTTTGGATAGTATTAATATTAGTTTGACCAACAAACACAGAATTAGAAATAGTAGTTAAATTATTACTTCCGTCTGTATTTGAACTAATTACATTAATAAATTGTTGATAAGTTTCTTGATATTGTGTCAGTAAATTATTAAATTGTTGACTTAACATTTCCATTTGAGAAGACATTATATATAATTATTGAGAAAACAAATTATATTTTTTATTTTCTGATATATTTAATAAATATAATAGCAAATACCACTATACAAATACCAATAAAATAAAAATTTAATCCTGAGTCACCACCATATTGCGATGTTGATGTTGATGTTGATGTTGATGTTTTTGAACCAAATAACGATAATTTATATAATAAAAATATCACTACAATAGCTAAAATTAATAATAATATATAAGTGTAATAATTTGAATCAATTCTTATCTCATCATTTGAAGCTGTATTATCTAAAGTTTCATATTCTTTCATTAAACGTAATATTTTTTCCCTCTCTTCTATTAATTCTTCATAATTTTGAATTAATTTTTGTTGTTCTTGAGCTCTTGCTGTAACTTGAGAATCATAAAGTGGATTAGCTGAACCCATTTTATTTGTAATTTCTTGATTTACACTTATTAGTTGTTGATTAATATTTTCCATAATAAGTAATAATTTTTCACTTTCTGGTATTATTGCAAATGAATTTTGTGACGATGGAATAATTGGAGAATCACCTGTTTTCAATAAACATTGATTCGAAACAAATGTCGCACCTGTACAATTTGGTGTATTCGAACAAGATGCTATACAATCTTGTAAATTTGTAGCCTGACTCGAACCAGCGCTTCCTGTTCCATTAAATGCTTGTCCTACAATACTAACAAGAGGTTCATTATTTATACCAAAAATTGGTTGTGATAATTGACTATAATTTGAAGGATTATAATTAGGATTTACAACAGTTGTTATACTTTTAACACAACAACTTGTGTTTTCACTATTATATGGTCCACTCCATGATCCGGATAAATTGGTATAACTAGGCATAGTATAAAGTTGATTATCAGTACCAACACCAATAAATGTTCCATCAGGTGCTATTGTTATAGCCTGTACACAACACGTATTATGACCTTGAAATTGCCAAACTTGACTCGTTAAATTAAGATAACTATTTTTTTTCCAAATTTGATTACCACCACCAACTACAAATATGGAACCATCCGGTGCGATTGCTACAGAGGTTATCCATTCACCTGGAGTAGATGTTAGAGTCCAAGTTCCGTTTATAGTTGTAGACCATAACACATTACTATCTCCTACACCTACTATTGTTCCATCTGGTCCCATAGCTACACTTATAACACAACAAGAATTACTTATGGGACCTGTCCAATCAGCTGTATAGGATGTTTTTTGATATACATTTTGATTGGACCCAATACCCAATAAACCTTGTCCATCATTCATCGTACATATTCCTAAGCACCCATTTGTATTATCATTAATTAGTTCCCAAGGCGCATTTAATCCTTGTCTAGAATATAATAATCCGTCTGTTCCAACACCTATTATTGTGTAAGGATTACCAGGATTACCATAACAACCCATACGAGTGTTGTAATCAGTTTGTGTTGACCATAAAAATGAATTTAAAATTAGACCATTTAAAGTTTGGGATTGCGCCCAACCAGTACTTGCATCTGCCTGAACAGTGCCTGAACCACAACCAGCTTTTTGCCATATATAATTATAGCAATTTTGATCAATGCCTGTACTTTCACCATTATAATTTATACACGGTAATTGAGCTTGTTGATTTAAAAAATTAACATAATTAGCTGTTGCTTGTTGATAACTTATTAATAGATTACTATATTGTTGTTGTAAATTTTCTAAATCCATAGTCATAGAATTTGTTTGTTCAATTTCATCTTGTAAATTAAAACCATTATTATTACTATTATTCATACTATTTGACATACTATTTGACATATATATATAATATACATTTTAAAAGATTTACTTTAATTTCTTATAAAAATAAATTTCAATTGATGAAATAGAGAGAAAGAGTAATAAATTATAATAACTAAAAGAATGACGTCGATTATCATCATCATTATTATCGTAATTATTATCGAATAATTTAAGATTGTAAAAATTTTTTTCTTTTTCTAAATTTTTTGCTTTTATTATTTTTCTTATAGAGTCTTGAGTAGATTTCATACAATAATCTAAAATATTTCTATTGTATGGTTTTGTATTTCTATTTATATTTATCATAAACATATTTAAAATTTATTAATAAATTAATTTTAAATATTAAACTCCTTGATTTTTGTATACTTTACTTATTGTTAATATACAAAGTGAAATACTCAAAAACATACCCCAGTTACGTAAATAATTGTAGTTATAAATTTGTTTATAATTATATATCATTTCAAATGCTGAATTATTTTTATCTTGTATCATTCCTAATTTTTTTTTTAATTTTGTATTTTTATCTCTCTCAATATCAATTAATCCATTAATTTTTATTAAGTTTTGTGATAATTCATCTATATTTACTTGAATATTATTTGATGTAGCAAATAGTTTTGATTGTATTTGATTAATATTTGCAACCATATTTGCATATTGTTGTTCATATTCTGGATTAGTTGAATTCATTTTGTATAAAATATAACTTCTTGAAAATTCAGCTAAAAGTAAATCGATTTTACCATTTAATTCATTTAATTGATTCATATATACTTCAGTATCTTGATAGTTTGTATTTTCAACTTCCATTAATATATATTTAAAAAATATTAAAAAATATCTTCAAATGACAATAGTATTTTTTTTATAAAATGAATTGTTTCACTTGAACCTCCAATAAATTTATCTTCATAAAAAACAATTGGAAAAGTTTTATGATTGATACCAGATATTGATTCTATAAATTTCAAAAATTCTTCTTTATTTTCTAAAATGTATTTGTCGCAATTAATCTCATTTATTAAAAAATAATTTTCTTTAATAATTTTTTTTACAGTAACACAATATGGACATCCGCTCTTACTATAAACCGTAAAACCTGTTTTTGAAGGTTTTATAAATTCCATGTAAATAAATTATATATTTTATTTAATTTATTTATACACAAATTCTATAATATTTGGTTTGTATGGCTGTTTTACTTGGTCTAATAATTTCACATATTTGTCCTGGTCTTAAACCAATGGCTCTTGCTACCGGGTCAAATCTTGAAATATCTGGAAATTGTATTTTATCTGTAATATTATATTTTGTCATAATAGTTTTTACATCAGCATCGCTCATAATACTATGTTGAGGAACCAACGTATGATTTAATATATTGAATTGTAAAAATTTTATATTTTCTATCACTATAAATATTCCATCTCTTTCCCAAATATCTTTTAATTCGTTTATCAACGTTTCATTCACATTATCTTTAATAATTATATATAATGTGTCTTGCTTTTTTAAAGTTTCTGTAAGAACAAATAAATCATCAATCATTTCATGAATATTCGCAGGTCTAATTGTTTTTGCTAAATAGTAACGAATATATATTTTATTTCCATTTATTGTTTTTTTTCCGTCAGTTTCAGTCTTTGATTCTAAAAGCATATCTAATTGATTATTTTGCTTCATAGCATTTACTTCACTTACACTAAAGTTTGAATAATCTGTTACATCAAAACCTTGTTTGTCCATAAGTTCTAGAATAATCTTTCTAGACTGACAAATTTGAGAAATAAGAACACTTGTGTTAGTATTTACCATATTATATTATAATATATTCATAATGAATTATTTTTATTTCAATTTTATTATTAATATAATTATTTATTAAATAGTTATTTTTTTAGTAGTAGCATTATCTGAACTAGATTCTGGTGATATATCAATTACTTTTTTCTCTCCAGATTCACTAGAAATTTCTTTTATAGATTCTTCAATTTTTTCAGCAACTTTTTTCGGAACTTCTAATATTGAAGCTACTGCTTTTTCTACTGAATTTGGTTGTATGGATTCAGGTTTATTATCCTCTTTTTCATTAGAATTTTGTTCTGACACATTAGGAGCATAAGCTGGTGAAACATCGAGATTGTAAGCTGGTGAAGGAGGAGCATAAGTTGGTGAAGGAGGAGCATAAGTTGGTGAAGGAGGAGCATAAGTTGGTGAAGGAGGAGGATAAAGAGGTGAATCAGGTGGATAAAGAGGTGAAGGAGGAGCATTTCCTTCTAAATACATATTAATTTCTGGTGATTCTTCAATATTTTTATTAAGTTTGCTTAGGTCAATTATATCTCCTTCCTGAACTGGAGCAGGAATTTGTGGTTCTTCTTGGAATTCATTATATTCTCTAGGTTGGTTTTGAATCGCATTATTTATTGTTTTTATATAGTCTTTAATAATTGAATTTAAATTTTCACTATTTCTATCTTCTGGTTTATTTAATAATTTATTAATATTATTTGAATATGACATACTCATTAATTGATCAACATTTTCATCTGTAATTATTCTCATATTAATATTCATTACTTGTAACTCTTGAATTAGTAACTTAAAAGAATAAGGAATTCTTAATAAACTAAATGAACGACCAAATCTCGACAAATTTTTTATATTTAATGAGCCATCTGGGTTTGCGCTGAAATTAATTGGTCCATCAGCATAAGGACTTAAAAATAAATTTTTCTCTTCATTATAAATCGCTATAGCACCTGTTTTATTACAAACTGCCATATAATATTCATCTCCTCTAACTAAAAATGATTCGTTTAAAAAGTATGCTAATCCGTGAGCACAAATAGCGTCGCGTTCCATTTCACCAACACGAAGACCGCCATCATTTGCTCTACCTTGAACAGGTTGTCTAGTCAATTGTTGATTAGGACCACGAGCGCGGAAATTTATTTTATCTTTAACCATGTGTTTTAAACGCATATAATAAGTTGGACCCATATAAATATTGGCTTGTATTTGTTCACCTGTCATACCATTATATAAAAGATGATTACCAGTATGATTAAATCCTGCTTTCGTTAACATAGGACCATATGTTTTATAATTAGAACCTTTAACTTGAAATGCTGTACAATCCCCAAATCCTCCATATGAAACACAAGCTATTCCAAACAAACTTTCAACTATTTGCCCGATACTCATACGAGATAGTAT